CCTGCAACACACTGACTATGACTTTCAGTCCAATTCCATCCGATTCTGGAGCCCTCCCTGCACCAATAGTCGAAATGACAATGGAGCAGAAGTTCAAGCTCAGGCAAATTGAAGACGCGCTAAGGCACCCTGATTCATCCAAGGAGGACATTATCACCATCTTCCTGGCATTGCAGCATCAGTGCTTTGTTCTTGGCAACTCACTCTCTAATCTAGTTAAAAAATGGCCAGCTCCCAAATCGGCCCAAGTTACTACCGACGAGGACTAATCCAAGTCTGGGACTTTATCCGTGACCAGGGCCTTAACTTCCACCTTGGCAATGCCATCAAATACATTTGCCGTGCAGGCTACAAAGAGTCTGCCGAGCAAGACCTTGAAAAAGCAATCCACTATCTAACGAATGAGCTTGACAACTTGCGCTCCCTACGATCAATACCAGACGCGGGCAAACCAGTTTCGCGAAGCGTATCAGCTACCGATTGGTCTGACGACTACCTCGTTGAAGCTGCAGCAGACTTTGATCGATGAAGAGCACCTTGAACTTGCTCACGCATATCTAGATCTCCGCGAAGACATCAACAACAAGCGAGCCCGTGAGCACATGCTCAAGGAGTTGGCTGATCTTGTCTACGTTTGCCACCAGATGGCAGCAGCATTTGGCTGGGATCTTCAGGTTGCTTACAACCAAGTCCACGCTAGCAACATGAGCAAGCTTGGAGACGACGGTCAGCCCATACGTCGTGAGGATGGAAAGATCCTCAAAGGGCCTAATTACTTTGAACCTTCACTTATTAGTCTTGTCTAAAATGTCCACTAAAGAACTCATCGCCCGCACTGGGCGGGTGCAGTCTTGGATCGACGACCCCACCTCTCGTTTACCCGTCTCCTGCACCGTGTTCGTGGTGGAGGATGAGATGGAAGGACCAAACGGGATTGAAGCATCATGGCGTTTTGTTAGCCATGCTCTCCGCTATGGAGCGGGAGTTGCTGTTCATCTCAGCAAGCTTCGTCCAAAAGGTGCAGAGAATGGCAAAGGTCTTGTGGCTTCTGGCCCTGTGTCGTTTGCCAAGATCTATTCAACCCTAAACGAAATTCTTCGCAGAGGCGGGGTGTACAAAAATGGAGCCGTGGTTGCTCATCTTGATCTTAATCATCCCGATGTGCTGGAGTTTATTACTGCTAGCCGGGCTGATCTACCTTGGATCAAGCGTTGCGTCAATATTAACCCGCATTGGTGGAACGAAGCGACGCAACAAGTAAAGGATGCTCTGCTGCAGGGTATCCGGCAAGGCGACATTTGGTTGAACAAAACAAAGGTAGATCGAAATGGAAATCGAATCCGGGGAAACGTTTGCCTGGAAGTGTACCTGCCTTCACGGGGAACCTGTCTACTGCAACATGTCAACCTTGGCGCATGCGAACTCAATGACATTCAAAGTGCATTTGTCAACGGAATGTCTGAGCTGTGCGCCCTCCATGCCAAAACAGGCGTTGGAGATAGCAGAGAGTACCTCCCTGCGGAGACGGATCGCCAGGTCGGTCTGGGAATGCTCGGACTGGCTAACCTGCTCCGTCGCTCCGGTGTGACGTACAAAGAGTTTGGTAAGGCTCTGGAGGCTATGAATGCCAAGGAACCCCATGCTCACACCCCTGCTTCTGTCCTGGCCCACGAACTGCGGGCTGGGATTATTGCTGCAGCCCAAGTGGCCAAGGTCAACCGAATGGAGCGGGCTTTTGCCATTGCCCCTACGGCTTCCTGCAGCTACCGCTATACCGATCTCGATGGGTTCACTACCTGTCCTGAGATCGCCCCTCCCATCTCACGTCATGTTGACCGTGACTCCGGCACCTTTGGTGTGCAGAGCTACGACTATGGCGACGTTGAGGTTGCCAGTGAAGTCGGCTGGGAGGACTACAAACGAGTTGCTGACGGCATCATGCAGATGCTGAACAGCACGGGACTTCTTCACGGTTACAGCTTCAATAGTTGGTCTGATGTGATCACCTATGACGAAGCGTTTATTGAAGAGTGGCTGCAATCTCCGCAGACCTCCCTTTACTACTCGCTTCAGGTAATGGGTGACACGCAAGACAAGACCAGTGCATATGCTGCATTGGATGAGTCTGAGGTGGACGATTACCTGGAGTCGATTCTCAACGATCCTGCTCCACAGTGTAATTGCGGCGAATGAACCCTTATCAAAAACTCCTGACTCGTAAACGAACCTGGACCCCTGTCCAGACCACAGCTGGCAAGTTGGCAGAAGGTGCGGAAGAGACTATCTTCCGTGCCCTTGCTATCCGTCATATGGAACTGCCGGTTGGTGACTTTATCCATGAGGCTTTGAAACATGAAGTTCCAGAAATGGCAAGGGATCTCCTTTTGTCCAATATCCGGGACGAAGAAAAACACGACCTGGCTCTCGGTTACATCGCCAACGCTATTGGGATGGACGAGAAAGCTGAAGAGGAAGCAAAGAGACTCAGGGATGCTTGGGTCTCGCATCCAGATCACACGGTCCTCAAGGCGATGGTGGCCGAGCGTGCAATTTTCTTTGTTCTACTCCCATTCTTCCGCTTTAATGGTGACGCTGGTCTCCGAACAGTAAGCGCCGATATCAGTCGTGATGAGCAAGTCCATGTGGCAACGAATAGCCTGGTATGTCGTGAGCTTGGTCTCGATTGGAGTCCTTCTCTCGATAAGCTCAGGAAAGCAACCATTAATTGGGTGATGCAACCCCTTACTGGGGTACACACCAATAAATATCTGAACAAAAAATTTTGGCTGGATGCAAGTGATCGTCTGATGTACGAGGGCAAAGCTCCCGAGCTTTCCGAGACCAAACGTGCTCGTATGCCAGCGTTCTTTGAACATGCAAATCCAAACCTCCCACAGTACGCTTAATCTTGGGCTTACTGTTCAAGCGTTGTTGGCAGAGCTTGAGGATAACTTTCCTCAGTTCCTGCCACAACCTAATGATCCAATCAACATGATCATGTACAAGAGTGGTCAGCGTTCAATTGTTGAATGGATAGCAAGCCGTATCTCTGAAGAGGAGATTTAAAATGTGTATGATCAGGCCTTTTGCTGAGTCTATTATCAGTAAAAAGATTAGCGACGATCAGCAAGCTAAGTCTACGCAATCTAAAAATACCGCTAAAGACTTTGTCTCCGGTGGAGGTACAGGAACTCCAACCTCTACTGGATCATCCAACTCTCAGGTGAAGGTTGGTGCATCTACTAGCAACTCTAGTCGTACAGCCAACACTGGCTTAACCCGACTACGTATTCCACGTTCTACCAATTAAGATCATGTGTTTTGGTAACGCCAGCCGCCAGGCTGAGCACCGGGCTGAAGAGGCCAAGCGTGAAGCGAACCGCATTGCAGTTGAAGGCGAGAACCGCATGAAGGCAATGCAGGCTCAAGCTGAAGCTATTAAGCCTAAGTTCACGCCTCCTCCGGCAACTGTTAATTCGACTCTCGCATCCAGTGGTGGTGTGAAGAGTTCCATGTCCAAGCGTAAGTCCACTCAAGGTATTAACAAAGGTGTTGCGGCTCTCCGTATCCCTTTGAATACTGGTGGTTCTGGTTCCAATAGTAACGTAAACATTGGTTGATTAAATGGCCGCACGATCTAGGTACGATCAACTGACACGCAACCGTGCTCAGTTTCTCGACGTTGCGGTTCAATGCTCTAGGTTGACCCTTCCTTACCTCATCCAAAATGATGAGGGTCGTACATCCTGGCAAAAACTCCCAACTCCTTGGCAATCCGTAGGTGCAAAGTGTGTGGTGACGTTGGCAGCAAAACTCATGCTGTCATTGCTTCCTCCGCAGACCACCTTCTTCAAGCTTCAAGTCCGTGATGACAAGCTGGGCACTGACCTGCCTGCTGAGATCCGCTCCGAACTTGACCTTAGCTTTGCCAAGCTTGAACGGATGGTGATGGATTCGATTGCTGCTTCTAGTGATCGAGTTACTGTTCACCAAGCTATCAAGCATTTGGTCGTTGGTGGTAACGCCCTGCTGTACATGGGCAAGGATGGGCTCAAGCACTATCCATTGAATCGCTATGTCGTTGAACGAGATGGCAGTGGTAACGTCATTGAGATTGTTACTAAGGAGCTGATTAATCGCAGTCTCCTACCTCAGAACTTTCTAGAGATGGATTCTAAGCCCAATCACCCTGGTGATATTGGTGGCAATGGAACCATGACTGATGGTGATGTTGAGGTCTACACCCATGTTCGTCTTGACAACAACCGTTGGCTTTGGCATCAGGAAGCGTTTGATAAGCGCATCCCTGGTACCGAAGGCAAGGCTCCCAAAGAAGCCAGCCCGTTCCTTGTCCTGAGGTTCAACACCGTTGATGGTGAGAACTATGGAAGGGGCAGGGTGGAGGAATTCCTTGGTGACTTCCGCTCTCTTGAAGCACTCGCTCAGGCCCTCACAGAAGGCTCTGCAGCAGCTGCCAAGGTCGTCTTCGTGGTATCACCCTCAAGCACGACCAAACCCCAGACCATCGCCCAGGCAGGCAACGGTGCCATCGTCCAAGGGCGACCTGATGACATTGGTGTGATCCAGGTTGGTAAGACCGCAGACTTTGCTACGGCTGCCAACATGATGGCCACTCTTGAGCGTCGACTCTCTGAAGCCTTCCTCGTGTTGTCGGTTCGTCAAAGCGAACGCACAACCGCTGAAGAGGTCCGCCTCACTCAACTTGAACTGGAGCAGCAGCTGGGTGGACTGTTCAGTCTGCTGACTGCTGAATTCCTTATCCCTTATCTCAACCGCAAACTGCTGGTTCTTCAACGCTCTGGTGAGCTTCCCCGCATCCCTAAGGATCTGGTCAAGCCAACCATCGTTGCAGGTATCAACGCTTTGGGTCGTGGTCAGGATCGAGAGTCGTTGACGACTTTCATTACTACCATAGCTCAAACCATTGGCCCTGAGGCAATGATGCGTTTCATCAATCCTGATGAAGCCATTAAACGTCTTGCAGCTGCACAAGGGATTGATGTTCTTAACCTCGTCAAGAGTGTTGATCAACAGAAGTCTGAGATGCAGCAGAACATGCAGGTTCAGCAAGGCATGGAGCTGACCAAGCAAGCAGGTCAGATGCTGTCGTCGCCCATTGCTGATCCCACCAAGAACCCGCAAGCATCTGAAGTTATTAACAATGCCCTTGGATACCAAGCCGTCCCGCCCACAGAGGGTACCCCACAACAAGCCCAAGGTGGAGAAGCAGCCCCTGCCTGATGAGTCAGGTTATGCAAAACCCACTTCCTTTGATACCAACAAGTACGCCCCCAAAGACAAGATTGGCCGCCCCACCGTGGGTGTTCCCAATCGTGTTGAACGAGTTGGTCTTGGCGGCTTGAAAACTATTACTAACTATGGCAATCAATCTGACGTATGATCCCAGCACTGACCCTGAAGCTATTGAAGCTCAGGAGGCCAGTGATGCTGACGCTTACGCTATTGGCGAACAGATGGAGCAAGAGCAACAAGCTCTTCTCGCTGGTAAATACCGTAATGCTGAAGAGCTAGAGCAAGCTTACATTGAACTTCAAAAGAAGTTTGGCTCTAAGGATCAAGACGAATCCAGCAACCCAGAAGAACAGTCTGACGAAGACCAGACAGACGAAGAAGAAACAGAAGATCCCTACGTGGACTTTCTGTTTGATGCCTCTGCTGAGTACACCGAAACTGGTACCCTCAGTGAGGAGACGTTAGCTGCCTTCTCGCAGATGTCCTCTACCGAGCTGGTAGAGGCATACATGCGGCTGCAGCAACAGCTGCCTCCGGCTGATGAACCTGCTCAAAGTGTTGAGCTTAGCGACTCTCAAATTAATCAGATCCAGAACAGCGTAGGTGGTGAAGCTGCTTACCAGCAACTCACTACCTGGGCAGCTGAGAACTTCTCGGCTGCTGAGGTGGAAGCTTTTGATGCTGTTATTGAGTCTGGAAACATGGCCTCGATTGGCCTTGCTCTTCAAGCTCTTTACTACCGGTATACCGATTCAATGGGCTTTGAAGGCAACATGATCCAAGGCAAGCCTGCACAGGCTGCAGATGCCTTCCGTAGTCAGGCAGAGGTTGTTCGTGCAATGAACGATCCTCGCTATGACTCTGACCCTGCTTACCGGCAGGATGTGTTTAACAAACTTGAACGCTCTAACCTTGATTTCTAATGGCCCGACTTGCTAAAGGCAAGGGGAAACAGACTCTCAAAATTGCTCAAGGAAAAAGCTTTGATCTGAATCAACCGTATATCCCTGGTGGCCAAAGCTATCAGGGTATTCCCAATGCAACTCCTGAAATGCTCAGGCGTCTGCAGGAACGGAAGCTTAAGAACAAAGGTGGCCAAGAGCTTCCTGGTTTCCTCAAGAATGCTTAATTAATGGAAGTAGAAGAGTAAGCAATATAAAAGTCCTCTGCCTTGATTCAATGACTTTATTCACACTGACCCTCGCTGCTCTCGCTTCTTGGTAT